AGCTGTTAATAATTTCAGTGAGTCCAATTATAACTAGTTTAACTGTTTCTAAAAGGGAGGAACCAAAGTCTATTGCAGCCATCTTTGCGCTTTTCATAATATCTTCAACATTAAATTCTTCCGCTTTACCTACCCAACCTTTAAAGAAATCCTCCACCGAATTTCCAATGATCTTAAACACACTTGAAACGAATACACCAAACTTTAAAAAGTAGGGTTTCAACTCATCCAATTTGTTTCCTATGCTCTTAAAAGTTTGGGTGATCGTGTCCGAAAGTTTAACCAGGCTAAAGCCTTCAACAAAGTAACCACCTATCTTCTGGAACAAAGCTAGGATGTTATTGCTGGCAGTCTGCCAAATACCATAAAAGCTATTCGCTGTTTTCGCAAATCCTTCAATGTGCTTGGGATCATTGGCTAGCATAGCAATTGCTGATGATGCTTCAGCCACTGACACAGTACCAGCAGCTACAGCAGCTTTGGCCTCTGCTTCAGAAATCTGCATCCTCATAGCTAGTACGCTGTAAGCGTTCACACCCTCTTCAGCTAACTTGTCCAGGGCTGCAGTGGTGGCTTGACCTTCACTGGCCATATCGCCAATCTTATCCACGATCAAAGCCATGATCTTTTCAGGATTTCCAAGGGCTATGCCAAGCTTGTTAAATTGACCAGTTAACACCTGCACAGAATTTGCATCAAACTTCAGAGCAGCCAATCGGGTGGCATGTTCGGCCAAGGTGTCAAAGCTCGCACTGGGTCCAGATTTCATGATGTCTTGCAAACCTTGGGCCATGCCTGAAACACCAGTCAATGAACCTAGCCGGATATCCACTTGCTGGAATTTAGCACCCGCATCAATGATGTCTGTCCCTAGTTTCCCTACTGCGCCAATGACATTACCTACACTGGTGAACATGCGGTCAAAGACTGCGGTGAAAAAACCTATGCCTAGCATATCGGTGATTTTCATGCCACCACCAGATGCTGCACCCTTGGTGGGCGACTTAACCTTTTCCTTGGCTGTCTGACCCCTACCCGCTGCAGCATTGATCTTTTGTTCTGCATCTGCCAGTTTCTTTTCAGCCTTTTCTAATGCGGATAGTTCCTGTGCCAACTTAGCAGCAGCACCACTATCAATCATCATCTGCCTAGCTTGCTGATCTAGTTTCTTATTGAGGATGTCCGTTTCTGCAGACATCTTTTTAGCATTCAATACAAATGCTGCGGTGTTTTTATTCTCTGGAATTGGTGGTGGTTTGATCGGTAGTGGTGGGGGAATTCCCCTAGCCTTATTCTCTGCAGCAATTAATTTCTGCTCGATCTGCTCCAACCTGACCATTTCATCGTGAAGCTTTTTAGTAGCCCCTGAATCAATGTTCATTTGCCTTGCTTGCAGTTCCAAAGCCTTGGTTGCTAAGTCTGTCTTAGACTTCAGGTTAATTTGTTCCTGGACAAACTCAGGGGTATTACTATCCACCTTGGGTGGTTCTACCACTGCGGGTGGTTCGATGATTGGAACTGGTTGATTGATACCCTTTACCTTATCTTCAGCTAATGCCAAAGCTTTTTCTTGCGCTTCAAGTTTTTCTAACTCATCATGAAGCCTTTTAGTTTCTCCACTATCTAACATCATTTGCTTAGCTTGCAGTTCCAACTTCCGAGCATTGATGTCTAGTTCTGCATTCAATGTTTTGGTGCTAGCTGCAAAGCCTATAGCCTGATCATCCACAGCGAGCATGGATGCGATCACATTTTTGTTTTCTAATGCTAGTAGCTTTTGCTTCTGGGTGTTTAACTCGATCAATAGCGTATTGTTCTTAAATGCTGCATCATTCTTGATCAGATTGTTTTCTAGTTCTTTATAACCTGTGTTGAGTTTAGCAGTCTGGAATTGTAATTCGTTTTCATCCTTGGCTAATAACAGGGTTGCGCCATCGAGCAAGACCATCTGATCCACTGCCAGCTTAGCTGCTGCAGATGTTTGCTTGAACATGGTCGCATTGATAGAACCTGATGCTGCTGCCTGTTGGAGCTGCTCAAGCGATAGCGTTACCTTTTCGGTTGCGGTGGTAACCTTATTGGCATCCATAGCTGCAGCTACACTGCTACTACCAAATGCTTGAACTTTTGTGGATGCTGTATCTAAGGAAGATGTGAAGCCTGATAGGTCTGCTGTAACGGATAGACTGGCTCGTCCTAAGGATGTATCTGCCATGTCTAATTCCTTTTCTTAGTGACTAACCCGCCTAACATTGCTGCTATCATTTCAGGTGTCTGCTTATTTTCAGATGCTTTCTGACCTAACCAATCAGGGATAAAATCAGATAGCTTGTGTTTGCTGGTGGATGTGCAAGCAACCTGAGTATGCTGAACACTACCAGCTAGGAAATCTAATCGCGCATCCCCTATGGGTTCGATCCTTGCAAATGCGACCCACTCCATGAATTCAGAATGGCTCATATCCTGCTCGATCTCGGACACCATCTTTTTAAGATGTCCAGCCAGCCTGAATAGAAATAATCTACTCGGGCTTTCCCTTAGTTTTTTTCCGCATCCTCTACTGCCCCTGCTCCAATGCGATTGATTTTAAGAATCGCATCAAAGATTTTTTCTAGGATGGTTGCAGGTAACACATTCACTTCTGCGATATCCGCTTCTGTAAATAATGCTTTTCCCTTTTCATCGCAGCACCCTTTAATAAGCATCCTTGCTCTAAGGTTGTCAGGTGTTTTATTCTTGACTCGTGCTGCGTTGAATTCGTTATCTATTGAATCTCGCTCACCTACTGTCAGACTTCTGACCCAAACAGATCCTTCCCATTCTGGAACTAAAACTTCCTGCCTAGGCAGGTTGTCTTTTTTCGAAAGGATCTGTGATCGAGATAAAGCCATATTAAAAAACTCCTAGTTAAATATAACAAGCGCCTGAGACTTTAATCGTGAAAGATGCCTTAATCAAGTCATCGCTCACAGCAATGGTGCTAATACCCCTAGAGGTAATAAAACCTTTGACTGCAATCGCCAAGGTGATAGGGGCAGGAATGGTAATTGTGAATGTGGTTTCTACCACAGGGCTAGCATTTGCAAGCGCATTCATGGCTGCATAATTTGCTGAAGTCAAGTTAACTTCAAAGCTCATTTCCCCTGGATCTTCCCAGCCTGCGATAAAGGTGTGGGTTTGACCAGTGGTGGAAAGGTTGCTGGTTTGAATGGCTGAAGTTTTGCTTTGGGGTGGAGTGATGGAAATCACTTCTCCAATAGCAGTGCCAGCGGTGAGGGTAACTCCATAAGTTGATGCTACTGACATAATTCTAGCCTCCAAAAAAATCGGTTATTGGTTCTGTGAAACTTACCACTACATCAATCGTTGCTCGGTGGATCCCAGTATCTTTTGCAGATTCCAGATCCCACCCCACATCCTGCGAATCCAATCTGGACTGATGGATGTAAGTGGTGTTCCAGTTCCCACGAAAACCATCTACCCTGAGTCTAATGGATTCAACTATCGATTCGCAAACCGTACGGCTTGCAGCAAAAATATCACAAGTGATTCTGGCAGTGCATACACCTGTTGCCCCACGCAAAGTCAACTGCCTATCCACAGATGTTTTTTCATAGACCAGAAGTGGCAGCGTTGCATTCTGCGGGCTGGCATCTGGGTAGATCCTAGTTCCCAGCAGTGTGGTGATGCTTGTTTGGCTTGTGAGGTAAGAATAAAAATCTGCTTCAATCATTTTCGGCCTCCTGATTGCTGGATAATTTCTATCATCTTTTCGCCAAACCTATTAAAGATCTGTGACCCAACAGCAGCAAGTGCAGGTTTCATGAATGGTTTTTTGGTTGCTCCAGGATGTCGGTAACTGCTCAGGGTTACCTGCTTTTTGGATCCTTCTTTCAATGGACCCATAAAGGTGTTTAATCGTTCTAATTTTCTTGGCTTAATTGCGTGTGAGGTTGCGCCTCTTTCAACAAGGTGGGCATATTTGTGAGGCTTTGATATAAATTTCCCTTTAACAAATATGGTGCTAATCTTAGGTCCAACAAATCCGACGATTCTTTTCTTTACACCCCTGCCATATTTCTTAGTTTTTAGTCCGATGGATTTTCTGAGAAGTCCTAATCTACCTTGTTTATTCTTGTTGCTTCTTTGCCTTGGTGCATTGGCCTTCACTTGTTTCTGCAAGGGCTGTAGGGCATAGCGCATAGCCGAAACCAACTTGGTATCAGACTTGCCACCAGTTAAATCTTTAAAGGTCTGCAATAGGGCATCTAATCCACCAATGGAAACCTTGCCCTTTTTAATCAGATTGGATCGATCTAGTTTGCTCATTAGTTCACCAGCTCCACGCAGTCCACCTGCAAAGTGTGGTCGCCTTCATCAACATTAATGATGCTGGCAATATTAAAGATTCTTGCATCCATTTTGATCCGGTGGCCATGCTCCAAACCAGCAAACCATCTGAGGGTAATCCGGTGGGATAGTTCTGGCCTGACCGATTTAGCGTAAAAACCTTCTCTGGATGTCAGTGGAATAATTCCTGCCCATCGTGTTTGGGAGGTGGTCCAACTCATCACAGGCTGACCCATGGCATCCCTTGTGGATGTCGGTTGCTGAATCTCCACCCTATACTGCAATAGTCCTGGGCGCATTAGTGGTAGATTCCTGTGGTGTACTGTTGGATGATAGACTCCACAGCCATTGGAACTTCTTTAAGGTCACCATCTGTGACCGCTGATCGGTTTTCATACAGATGGGCAGCATAGAATAACATTCCAGATTTCAGCAATTTAGGCACTAGGTTAGCATTGGCATAGCCTGTGGTATAACTGACCTCCACTGCATTTACTACATCTGCAGTGGCTGGCCATGAATCTCCAAAGGAAGGGGTAATTCTTGCAGGGTTA